AAATACTTTTTCCATTCGCTTAATGTTTCTTCAAATACTTCTTTCCTATTGTGCGTTGTTATGCAGACTGCGATTGTTTCCATTCTAAGAATTTTGGATGTTCTGAAAATAAAGTTTGATTATATTTTTGATTAAATAATTCCAGCTTAGACCACATTAAATCATTTCTATCATTAATGTTTCTTTCTTTTAATGTTTGGCTGCCCAAATGATTTACTTTAGCTGAAACAACCAACATTGGAGGGACATCAATTTTCTTTAATTGCTCAACTAAGGAATTGTCAGCAAACCAAAAATCAAAATCTTCATCTAGTCCGCCAATCTCATTATATAATGTCCTTTTCATCATAAACGCCCAACCCGATAAATTCCTTCCACATTGCCAGCCTATTTCATTTTCTGTAACATCCTTTTGTCTAAAGTCAGCCATTGCAATAGGACTAACAATAGGATAGTCGGCGGCTAATAAACCATGTAGCCAGCCATTTTTAAATATTAAATCATTATTACAAAACATTACCCAGGGAGCATTGCCACGAACTGCTCCAAAATTTAAAAATTTGTTATAATTGAATTTGGAATGAGGATTGTATGTGGCTGCATTTTTATAAAATAAATTTGTCTTCTCTTCTATTACAATACAATTGACTTCCAAACCATTTGCGGATTGAATACAGCTATCAATTGCATTTTGAGTCATTTTTGACCCCATTTTAGTAGCGTTTGAAATAAACACCACATCTACTATTGGATTCATATTACCTTTTCGTTTATTTCTTATGTGGGGAATATACTCTTGAGCAACGGTTGTTAAATCGCTAAAATCGTAATGATAAAGAACTTTATTAATTTTAAACTCAGACTGTAAATGTGGTTTTAAAATCTTTGCGTAACCAGCATCCTCCGCTCTTGGTAAACTTGGAAAAGAAACCTTAGTTGAAACTTCCTTTTTTATTACTGGTATGTGATTTGGCAATCTATAATAAGCCTCCTCAGTATTGTAGTCGTTAGGAAAATCTTTAGAATAGTAACAGATTTTAGGATTGTTGCCATTTAATGAAACAGAAACCTCAAAGGTTATACAATCTGCATTTGAATTAATTGCCTCTAAAATACTTAAAATGTAATCTGACTCAATTCGGTCGTCACAATCAACAAAGGAAATATATTTTCCACTTGCTAAGCTTACCATAAGATTTCTCTTATCTCCTAGCATAATGGTTTTGTTGTCAATTAAATAAATAATTTCAACCTCTTTTTGTTTATCCGCCTCCAAACTTTCTAACTGACCATAAAGCATTTCTAAAGATTTAGGCAAAAAAGTATTTCTCCTTTCAGATACTGAAGGAACTAGAATTGATAATTTAATATCGCTCATAAGTTTGCCTAATTAGATTTCGCCGCAAGGCCTACAATTTTTCTTAAAATATACCTCACATGAGGTTCCGTCGGGATTGCTTGGCTCATCATTAAAGTAAATTTGAGACTCGCTAGGCTTTGCAGTAAAGCGCTGGCAAGTGTTTTTAAGTTTGCATCTTTGAGGCTTACACATCGTAAATGTTGCCATATCTTATAATTTATTTTAAAGTAAATGATTTTGAACGGGTTAAACAAAAAAAGGCGGGAAAAATTCCCGCCCTTTTACACTAAACACAAACACAAAACACTATTAAGTAGTTTCAAGGATAGCCTTTGCAGCTGCAAAAGTTCCTTTAACCAATACTGGAGTATCGTTAGCAGAGATAAACTGCACCAAACGCTGCTCAATTCTTACAGTCTTCAAGTTATCGATAAAGTCATCGCCTGACTCTCCAATAGCTACTTGCAAACCGCTTCTCAAACGTACGTTGATAACTGAAAGGTCACCACCTACGAAGTTAGCAGCAGTTCCAGTCAAGGCGTTAGTTGGGATAATGTTAACACCCCAAGCAGTAATTCCACCTTGTGCGTTGAAAGTAACGCCAGCTGGCAAGATATATTGCTTGTCCCCATCCTTCTCAGAAAGCATCAAGTGATATTGTCCAGTCTCAACGAATACGCCAGTAGCAGTTCCGTTTGCAGCTCTTACTTGAGCGATGATTCCGTGGATAACATCCCAGTTAGTAGCAGCCTCAACACCACCAGCCATTGAACCGCCAGTAAATGTGGTAGACTTAGAAAGCAAACCAGCAAGTTGTGGAGATGTACCGTTACCAGTAAACAATTGGTTTTCAATTACAGTCTCAACACGCTTTACTCCATTGGATTGAATGTAAGAAGCCAAGTAAGCAGCATCTTCCAACATTTCCATGGAAACCTTCATGTGTACACCAATCTTCTCAACCTTAGCTCTCTGCTCTTTGTATTGAACATCAAGTTGGGTTTTCTCAACACCTTCGCCAATCATTACTGGAGTTCCCTCCTGGTCGTACTCTTCTACCCATACTGCATACTGAGTTCCGATTGCTCCTACGCTTGCGTTAGCAAGGTAAACCAACAAACGCTGACGGATAGGAGAAACAACACCTGTAAACTCAGAGATTGTAACTTGTCCTGAAGACGCTTCGTTAGCGATTGTAGAAGCTAGAGTAATAGTTCCAACTGCTTTCTCGTTGATTTCGAATACCAAAGGAGCCTTTAGACGAGCGTTAGGCTCAGACTTTAGACGCTCGATTTCAGCTTTCACAGGAGCGTAAGCCTTCATGAAAGCGGTTTTGAAATCTTCGCCGCTTACTTCTTTGTCAACTGCATTTTTCTGCATTGCAATGTCCAACTTATCAAGTTGCTTTTGCATTTCTGCTGCCTCTTCTTTGGTTACTACACCAGCAAAAGACTTCAATAGGTTTTCAGCCTTTTCGAAAGCTTCGTTTGCTTTCACCTCTGCATTGCTAGCCTTTGCCTTTAGAGCCTCGCCAGCCTCTGCGATTACCGCTTTAACGGCATCAATTGTTAGATTTTCCATGATTCAAATTGTTTTTTAAGTTCGTTAATTGTTATTATTTCGACCGCTTCGGCTTCTTTTATCTCTAAAGTAGGCTCGGCTGGCTTTAGAAATTCCAAAAGTGATTTAAGTTGATTTTCTAGTTTTTCAAGGGTTTCATCTGTTGCATCTGATGTCTTTACAAACTTCTCAAGTCTGCTAAGATACTCGAATGCGTCCGCTTCGCTTTTTAGGTCAATAAACGTGGTTTCAGGATTAGCACCCAAGAATTGGACTGCGCTACCTTCGTACATCATTACCTCCTTAATTAGGTTTGCTTTGGCCTCCTGGTCGAACTGCTCTTTTATAGTTCTAAAACCAAACGAATGCTGGTTGATTAGCTCGCTTTCAATCATCTTTTGAAAGTCTTGCCCAGCTGCATGGCTACCAATTTTAGCCTCGTAACGCAAGCCTTTATTGTCTTCGTAAAGATTGGTTATTTTTGCGACAACCTTGTTTTTATCGTGGTCTAGTAAATATTTGATTAACTGCTTGCCTTGAGGGCCACGCTCCATTACAGTCTTGGTAAACGCTCCTGGCTCGATTACATCGCCGTCGAGGTCTTTGTTACCGAAAACGGCAAAATAACCCGAAACAATTCCTTGTTTCATGTCGCTATCTGTAAAGCCTTGGTTTAATCCTTTTTTTACAAAACCCATATCGCTAGTCTTTTCTAATTCCTTTATTTTATTTCTACTCCAAACTAATGCTTCTTTGCCTCCCCAAGCGTCATACATTAAACGACCGCAACCATCTTCATAAGAGCTTGAGCTTTGCAAATCAACCTCGTGACGGCTTAAATACGAAAACATCCTTTTAATCGTATCAACTGACACAGGCTTGCCGTTTGCAAGCTGGTTGGCTCTTTGCTTACCTACTGGCGTTCCGCAAGGCCCCCAACCGAACTCATCAACATATTTTAAAACCTTTCTAGCGTTGTTTTTGACCGCCTCGGGGTAATCGGAATACGTTTGCTCGGCTTTGTCTAGCATTGCTTATTCGTTTAGACAAATATACAAATAAAAAAAATTAGGAAACAAAAGGCGGAAAAACCAAAAGTTAAGGATTTAAAATTCTTATTGTTTCCTCAGATAGAATTAAGGTAAGCCACTCAGTATCGTTTGGCAATCTTATTTCATAAGAATTTACTTCATCAAAAATTTCTTGAGCTAATTTTGCGGCTTTATCAAATTCTAATTTTGATTGTAAAGACTCAATTTGTTTTGTCCAAATATTTATTTGTTCTATATCAATCATTAATTAGCAATTTTAATGGTTTTAAAATCAACACCTATTTCTGTCAAATACTCTAAAAATGCTTTATAAACCTTAGGATGCAATTTTTTCAATCTATCATTATCATAAACGTATGCTGCAAATGTTTCAGCAAAAAACTCTAGTGAATTTGATTTTCCATAATGAGTAGGAGCATCAAAAATACTTAAATTATTTTTTATATATACCTTTTCCCAAATTGTTGAGCCACCTTTATTCCCATCTCTATCAAAATCTTTAAATGCTTGTAATAAATGAGCTGATTCGTGAGTTATCGTTGGAGCTAAATTATTTTGATTAGGAGAACTTAAAGACCATCTTGAATAATTGCCTAAAATATCTTTATAAGCATATATTTCATTTTTTTCATCAATTACAACTTCTATATCTTTTTTACCTTTTCTTTTTATTTTATCATATTTAAAGCCATTAAACTTTACTAAATCTTTAATTTCATCATTACTTGTTAAAGCGTCAATTCTTTTAAATTCAACAATAGATTGTTTTGTTACTGAAATATTCATGAATTTGCCTCTCATATTAGCATTTCCCAATTCATTTCCCATTGCACCTCCAATCCTTAA